GATTTTATTCGAGGTGATACAATAACATCTATAACTGGTGCAACTGCAACAATTCATCAATCAGATATTGGTGTTGGTGCAACATCAGTAGGAACAATTGGAACTTCAGTAGGTTCATTTAATAATGATAGAGGTAAAGTATCTGTTGCAACAATGAGAATACAAGATAGTAGATATTATCAAGATTATTCTTATGTGGTTCGTGTTGGTCAATCAATTAATTTATGGCGTGAAAGTATTCGACAAACTATTCACCCTGCTGGTTGGAATGTTTTTGGAGAAGTATCATTCTCAACATTAATAAACGCATCAATACAAACACCTACAGCTGGTGATGTGATTGACTTTGCTGGTGCAGAAACATTCACTTCAGAACTCGCAACAACATTCCAGAATATCTTCAAAACTGTATTTAGAAGAAGATTGGGAACATCAACTGATGGAACTAGTATTAATACTGTTAATCCTACAACTGGTGAAGATTCACATACTGATTTTGCAGATAATACGAGAGAAGTCACTTTACAAACAAGAATTGACTTTTCTATTGGTAATACTTTAAAAGGACTTGTTCTTGGCCCAACTTTAGATTTGTTACCAATGTATGCATTTACTATGCCACCTCAATCAGTAGATGCAGTTGAAGGTGTTATACCAAACTACCCAGGCATATACAGAACAATACGAAGTGAAGCTAGTGATTCAACTTATTTTACAATAGATCAATTTAGTGATGTTAAAATTAATCAAGTGTGTGCATCTGATGGTAGTATACCTCTTTCTGCATATCAAACAAAGATAAATGTTCCACCTGCATCTGAAATTATTATAAAATCTACAAGTGGTACATATACTTTTGATGCAACTACAGAAGGATTTGATTCTAATATAGAAACTTTTGATGAAGTTTAAAAACTATTATAAATAATATTAAGTTAAAAAGGATATTAAATAATGTCAAAACAAGATATTGATATAGGAACAACAGCAAATGATGGTACTGGTGATAATTTACGAGATGGTGCTACAAAAGTTAATGCTAACTTTGCAGAGGTTTATACATTACTTGGTGATGGTACAACATTATCATCTGATGATATAGCATATACCCAAGTATCACAAACACTTACAAACAAAACTTTAACATCACCTGCATTAAACACACCTACAATAACATCTGGAGTTGCAGCCACTTCATTTGATATGAATGGTGCAGAGTTAATTTTAGATGGAGATGCTGATACAAGTATAACTGCTGATACAGATGACATTATACATTTTAAACTAGGTGGTAATGATAGAGTTACCTTTGAATCTGGTTTAATAGAATTAAGAAATGATGGTTCTCAATCACAATTAAGATTATTTTGTGAAAGTGCAAATGCACACTATGTTGCATTACAAGCACCTGCACATTCAGTTTTTAGTGGTAATCACACAGTAACATTACCAAACAAAACTTCAACACTACAGGGTTCTTCAACAGAAACTATTACAGCCGCTGGTGCAGTAGATGTTGATACAGAAGTTAGTCTTTTAGATTCAACTGCTGGTGTAATGACAATAACAATGGGTAGTGGTAGATTTGTTGGTCAAAGAAAAATTATTATTATGACTGTTGACGGTGGTAATGTAACAATGACACAATCAGGTGGTAATTTAAATTCTGGAAATGTTCCAGTTTCACTCATTTGGGAAGATGTTGGTGACAATGCAACTTTTATTTGGAATGGTAACGATTGGAATGTAGTTGGAATTGACTTACCAACATTAGGTGCATAACATAATATAGGATAAAGAAAAATGGCTCCAAGTAATTCAAAATTAATCGCAGAATTGATGAACAATAATACAACAATCAATACTGAAGCAATACCTAACGGTTCTGGTGTATCTATTGGTAGTGTTATACCATTTGGTGGATCATCTGCACCTACTGGATTTCTCGCTTGTGATGGTGCATATCTAGATAGAACAGTTTATGCAGATTTATTTTCTGCAATAGGAACTACATGGGGTACAACTACTGGTGATAATTTTAGACTTCCAGATTTAAGAAATAGATTTATTAGAGGTTCAAATAATACTACAGGTGTTTATCAAAGTGAAGCTACTAGAGAACTAAACTTTAGAACTCAAAATTCTACTGCTGGTATAGAATTTAGATTTGGACAAACTACTCCTGTTTGGTGGGGGGGAGGAAATCAAGGTACTAGAACGATAATCGGTCATCCACTTAACACAGGTAGTCAAACAAATAATTTTTCAGCTGCTAGAGCATATGCTGATCAGTCATCAAGAGCAGATAATGCTCAAATTGTAGTTATGAGAACACAGGGCTATGGAACATCTAATGAAATAAGACCGACAAACGCTTCAACTTTGTATATTATTAAATATTAATAAAGGAAATAATAATTATGCCACAATATACTTATGATAAATCAACTGGAAAACAACATCAAAAACAAGAATCTCCATTACAGCCTGGAGTTTATTTACAACCTGCAAATTCAGTAGATACTGCACCACCTTCATTTGATGAATCAACTCATATAGCTAAATGGAGTGATGAAACAAATACATGGACTGTTGAAGAAATATATATTGGGCCATACAATTCAAGACAAGAAGAAATTGATGATTTATCCTCACCACAAGCTACAGAACAAATAAGAGCTTCTATTGATCCAATGGAACTGTTGAGAAGTGAGAGAGGTTCATTGTTAGCAGAAACAGATATTTTTGCAACAATATCAGTAGACGGCCCTGCAATGCCAGAATCGGTTAGAACATATCGACAGGCATTAAGAGATTTACCTTCAAATGTTTCAAATCCACAAGTTGTAATTTCAGATGACAATTTAGGATATGAATTAAGTAATGTTACATGGCCTAATGTACCACAAGAAGTTTTAGATAGGAGATAATTTGTTATGAGTCAAAATTTTATAATATGTTATGATAAATCAACTGGAGAACAGGTGAGAGCTTTTGAATCACCTTTAGAGCCTGGAGTATATTTACACCCAGCAAATTCAACAACTTTAGAACCTCCAATGTATGATCCAAGTTTTGAAGTTTTAAAATTTGTAAATGATTCATGGTTAATAGAAAATATTAATATTCCAAATTTATTTGCAGATTTTAATAATTTAACTGATAATCAAAAAATCGCAAAATTTTACCAATTAGATGAAGATGATATTGAGGGTATAAATTCAAAAATATCAGAAATTGGTGGTAAAGAAAGTCCTATGTATGATTCGATTGTTAATCCACCATTACTTAATAATAAAACATCATATATTGAATTAAGAAAACAAGCATATGGTGATGTTGAAAGTCAAATAGAATATATTACAGAAAATGGATTAGATGCGTGGCAAGATAAAGTTAAAAAAATAAAACAACTTTATCCTAAAAATAACGATATTGTTTCTTGATAAATAAGTTGAAACAATTTAAATTAAATGGAAAATAAAAAATGGCAGCTATTATAACTGAAAATTTTAGACAACATAATGCAGAACAGTTTCATGAATCGTTTTCTGAAGCATCACCTTCAAAGTATTATTTGTTCATAGGTAAATCAACACCTTTCACTTCTGGTACTTCAGGTGGTTCAGATACTGCACCTCCAACACCTTCTGATAGTGTGACAAATGATTACTACTATTGGGATGCAATGACTGGTGCAAATGCAATTGCAGCTTCAGATGTTTCGTTCACAATTCCTAGAAGAAACTGGGCAAACGCAACTACCTTTGATATGTACGAACATGATATTGGTGCATCAAATACTGCAACATCAGGTGCAACTAACTTATATAATTCTACATTTTATTTTGTAACAGCAGATTATAGAGTTTATAAAGTTTTAGATAATAATGGTGGTACTGCATATTCAGGTGTAGAACCAACTTCTACTTCTGCAACACCGTTCTTTCTTGGTGGTTACTACTTACAATATATGTACAGTTTAACTGCATCACAGATTGACAAATTTTTAACAACAGATTTTCTTCATGTATCAACAGACTCTACTGTTTCTGCAGCTGCTGTAGACGGTGCAATAGATGTTGTAAGAGTAACAGGTGGTTCTGGTTATACAGATGGAACATACTATTCACCAATTGATGGTGATGGTACAAATGGTGTTGTAAAAATATTTGTATCAGGTGGTTCAATTGCAGCTTTTGGTAGTGGTGGAACTGCAACAGAAGTTTTTGCGGCTGGTTCAGGTTATACATTTGGATCAGTAGATTTAACAGATGTATATACTAATATTGGATTAACAACTGCAACAAGTATGGGTGCTGGAACAAATGGTGTAGTTGATCCTATTATTTCTCCATCAGGTGGTCATGGTAAAGATGCTGTTAGAGAATTAGGTGGTCACTATGTTATGATGAACATTAAATTAGAACAAGCAGAAGGTGATGACTTAACAACTGAAAATGAGTTTAGACATCTTGGTATTATTAAAGACCCATACAATTTTGGAACAACAACAATTTCATCAGCTTCTACTATAAGACAAACTTATGCAGTAAAACTTGCATCTGCACCTAGTCAAGCATATGATGCAGATGAAAAGATAACACAAACAACAACTGGTGCAGTTGGTAGAGTTGTTGAATTTGATGCAACAAATAATATCATTTACTACACACAAGAGAGATATGCAAACTATGGTATTGATAGTACAGGTAATCAAACTGCATTTAGTGGTGCAAATGTAATTACTGGTGCAGATTCTGGTGCAACAGGAACACCACAATCAACTGCATCTGAAACAGTAACACTCGCAGGTGGTTCAACAATAACATTTAATACAGGATATGCAAACCCAGAATTAGAACCTGATAGTGGTAAGATGTTATATGTTGAAAATCGTAGACCAATATCAAGAGCTTCAGACCAAACCGAAGATATTAAAGTAATAGTGGAATTTTAAAAAATGCAAAAGACAAACTTAAATGTATCCCCATACTATGATGACTTTACAGAAAGTAAAGACTTTCATAGAGTTTTATTTAGACCAGGCTTTTCTGTTCAAGCAAGAGAGTTAACACAACTCCAAAGTATATTACAGAATCAAATTGAAAGACATGGTCGTCATGTTTTCAAAGAAGGCACATTAGTAATACCTGGCGCTATCGGTTTTACAGATGATTACTATGCTGTAAAATTACAATCACAATATCAATCAAATGATATATCAGGATACATTGACCAGTATGTCGGTAAAATTATTACTGGTACTTCATCTGGTGTAAAAGCACAAGTCATTCAAGCAGTTGCAGCTACAACAGATGACCCAATTACTTTATATGTAAAATATGTTTCAACTGGTAGTGATAATGTCACAACAGTATTTGCAGACGGAGAAAATATATCAGCAGATGATGTTATTAGTTCTTTTGGTGCAAATATTGATAGTGCAGTTTTACAAGCATCAGATGCTACTGCAACTGGCTCATCTGCAAACATTCAAGAGGGTGTTTATTTTGTTCGTGGTAATTTTGTTAGAGTTGCAGAACAAAGACTTATTTTAGACAAGTATACAAACACTCCATCTTATAGAGTTGGTTTATCAATTTCAGAAACTTTAGAAACTCCAGAAGAAGATAGTTCATTGTTAGACAATGCAGCTGGTTCTACAAATGAAAACGCAAAGGGTGCTCATAGATTAAAGATGACTTTAACTTTAGCAAAACTTGCTTTAGATTCAACTGCTGATGAAAACTTTGTTGAATTAATGAGAATTAGTAATGGTGTATTACAAGAGAAAGCAAGAAACACAGAATATTCTGTTCTTGGTGAAACTCTTGCAAGAAGAACATATGATGAATCTGGTGATTACACAGTAAAAGAATTTGGTGTTAGAATTAGAGAAACATTAAATGACGGATTAAATGATGGTGTTTACAATACAGGTATAACAACTGATAGTGGTAATACTGCATCAGATGATTTTCTAACAGTAGAATTATCGCCTGGTAAAGCATATGTTAAAGGTTACGAAATAGAAACAGTCGGCCCTACATTTATTGATGTTCCTAAACCTAGAGAAGTAGAATCTCATAATGCAGCTGTAACTCCAGTTGAAGTTGGTAATTATGTTCTTGCAACAAACATGAACAATATACCACAAATTTCACCTGAAATATCTGGACAAATAGATGATCCATATAAAGAGATTAGATTATTTGATACTTTAAATGCAGCTCAAGGTTCTTCAAACGGAACACAAATTGGTGTTGCTCGTGCAAGAGCAATCGAACATCATTCTGGTAATACAGGATCAAACTTACTTGCATCATCATCTACAACAGATACACAATTTAAGGTTTATCTTTTTGACCTTCGTATGTTTACAACTATCACTATGTCACTAGCTGCTGATTCTGGTGAATTAGATGAGGGTGATAAAGTTACAGGTGTAAATACAGGTGCATATGGATTTGTTAAATCTGCAAGTGGTACAACATTACAATTAACATCAGTTGTTGGTAATTTTTCTTCTGGAGAAAATCTTAAATCAACTGGTTCATCTAGAGCAGATGATATTATACAAAATGGTTCTACAAATATAGAAGTTGATAGTGTAGTAACACAAGACTTTAGTAAAGTAAAACAGTTATTTTCTGCTGATACTGATACTAACTTTACAGCAGATTTAGTTTTAGAAAATGAATTTTCACTTTCTGGAACACTAACTGCAACATCTGGATCATCAACTGTTAATGGTTTTGGTACATCATTCTTAACAGAGCTTCGTGTAGGAGATATTATCAATATTCCTGGCGTTGGTGATGTATTAATTGATACAATAACAGATGATGATACTTTGGACATAGTTGGAACTGCTGGTGCAACTGCAACATCAGTTCCTGTAGTAAGAAAGCGTTCAAAGATTAATGACCAGAATAGAAATATTCTTTTAAGAAAATTACAAAAGAATACTATTAAAACATTAAAGACAGAAGCTAATACTGGTCTTTCTGATACAACAGTAGTTGTAAGGAGAGGATTTACACAAGTAACAAACGCATCTGGTGAATTAACAATAACAGCAGGTGCAAATGAAACATTTAATTCAGTAACAAATACTGATTATGTTGTTGCAATTCAATCAGGTGGTGCATCTGGTGCTGGTGATATTGTTAATGTTGATAATATTACTGTTGCAGGTGCAGGTACAAACTCTTTAACTTTAACAAGTGCATCTATATTTGGAAGTACCTGTACTGTTAATGTTATTGCAACATTAACAAGAACATCTGTTAATGAAAAAACAAAAACTAGAAATCGTATGCACCTTATTGAAGTAGACAATGATGGTGTTGGTGGTGGTGTAGAGTATGGAACATCTGCACACCATAAAGATATTTCATTAGGTGTTGCTGATGTTTATAAATTACATGGTGTATTTGATTCTTTAGATACAACAGATCCTGTCTTACCTCAATGGACTGTTTCAGGTATCGTTGGAACATTTACAAAAGGTGAAAAGATTACTGGTGGTACATCTGGTGCAATTGCAACAATTATAAATCCAACATCACCAATTACTTTTATTACTTTAAATGAAACTGCATTTAGTTCTGCTGAAACAATTACTGGTGCAGAGAGTGGTGCAACTGCAACACTTGGAACATTCACAGAAGGTTCTAGAAATATTACAAATGATTTTGTTCTTGATACAGGACAAAGAGATAACTTTTACGATATTGCGAGATTAACAAGAAAACCAACTGCAACTACTCCAATAGGTAGATTATTAATTGTATGTGATTATTTTACACATGGTGCTGGTGATTTCTTTACAGTAGATTCTTATGCAGCTATTGATTATAAAGAGATTCCAGTTTATAGTGCAACTCGTATTGACCCTGAAGCACCACAACCAAGTGGTGAATATGATTTAAGAGATACGGTTGACTTTAGACCAAGAGTTGCTGATATAACTTCAACAACACTCGCAATACAGAATCAAACAACACATACTATAACTGATTACTCATTTAACTTTACATCAAGAAGTTATACAGGAAATGGTTCATCTACTGTAAATATTCCAAAAGATAATTCTAGTTTTCAGTATGACTTTGAAAACTATCTTGCAAGAATTGATTTCTTATTCTTAACACCAGAGGGTGATTTTA